CTTTAAACTTAAACTTACCTCTATCGCCTGTAGGAGTAAGTGTTCCACCGGACTCATTACCGCCAAACCATACTGCAAACTCTTTTTCAGTCCCTTCCATCTGCTTTAACTTCTTGTATTCATCCAGATCATAATTTGCAGAGAACTCAAGTGAACTAAGAGACTGAATACCGGGGATATATGTCTGCATTGAATCTGACAATGTTGTTGTCTCAAGCATCTCAGGTGCCCCACCTAAATCCGGGAAATCTTTTATATCAATTAACTTTTCATAAGCTGTACTACCTTTAACCATAAGAAAAATCTTATATGTACTTATAGCCATCTATATTTACCTCCTGTAAATTGTTTTATCCTTAGATATGATTGCTCTATATCTTGCAACTACTCTATATATCGTTGCATTTTCTTCATTAGGGATTGGATTCATCATTGTCCTCGTAAATCCTAATCCTCCCATTTCTGAATCAATAATTGCTAAAATTGCCTTGCATTCGCTCTTTTTACCACTTGTCTTGTTAGAGTAAACATTTACCTCATATAGCACCTGCACATGATTTTCAATATTACTAGAATCTCTAGTGCTTCTAAGTACTTGATTATCCATCTCAATGATAGATACACAAGGAAACGACGGTGGGGCTTTTACATATTCACCTGTCATAAAGATCTTTGGATATTTATTTCGCACGATTGTAGCTAATCTTTGAAATATCTCATTTTCAATATCAATCATCCAAACACCTCCCTTGCGATACTTACTATCTCGTTACAAACAGTGGTTACCGCCTTTGACATAGGCATACTTGCGGGTGTACCATGAGTCAACTTAAGTTCACCATTTTCGAAATACCCCCATGTTGTCTTCTTACCATAACCTTTACCATAACTACCTATAGTCAATCCCAGTTCGCTACCTTTTGGATGTGGTGAAGTACCAATTGAACCGTTATGATATACACCTGCACCAAACTCAATCCATACCGCATCTTCTCCATTTGCTACCACAACTGTTATATCACCTCTAGTATCAATAGTAACGTCAACTTGTCCTGTTATATCGGTATCGTCTAATAAATCGTCAAGTATCGCACCATTGAAACCTATCTGAGATTCCTTAGCTAAAGCTTTTGCTACTTTGTCTTGAAATAATTTAACTTTCCTAATGAATTCTTCTTTGTATTTACTCAAGTCATTAAGTGCTTTATCTATGCCCTCTTCGGATAGGTCTACCAAAATAACACTTCTACCCACTTACTTCTACCCTACTTATAGCGATTGAGACACTGTTAATACTCTTCGCTACCTTTTTTACAATATGGTCATGTGGTGTGACTGTACTACCATCGTCATTTAGTAGTAAGGAACCGTCTTCACTTAGCTTTGGTACGGTATCTACCCATAGTATGGTATATGCATCTATCGGCGGGGCATCTTTATTCATCACGATTACTCTATCGTAATTTTCGCTCTCACCAAATTGCCTGGTACTTGTCTCACCTTTAGCGGCTGAAATATTGGCAAAACATTTAATGGGATTACCCCATCTCCTATCATATTCACCTGTATTATTCCCATATTCATCCACTTTAGGTACTTTATCCACATATAAGGCATAATAAAATTTACGTTTATTCCTATTCATCGTTCTCATTTTATTATCCCCACATGTGGTGTCACACTCCTAAGCATTGTTGCCGGTATATCGGCATTCTCATAACTACGGGTTATACCATTTTCAGAATGTGATATTTGACCTTCAGCACCTCTTTTATTTAACAAATAAGCCGCTAACTCACACTGCAATACATCGTATCTACTAGGAACTTCAGTTATATCATTGGTATAAGGATATGCTTTATTTATTATCTTGTCCCCTGCTATCTTCAGATAGGTGGATAGCACGATATTACTATCTGTACTATCACCTATCATAGCTTTTAACATTTCAAGCTTTTCCTCATTTGTCATACTTAACCTATCTCATAGAACCCTTCAGTGCTTGGGTTAGTGGTAGGAGTACCAACAATGTATCCTGTACCATTAGGCTTGTAATAAACCTTACCGGCTGTAACTGTGGTATCGGTACTCTTCTTAGCCTTACCTGCAATAACCTTAACCGCCTTAGTTGAATCTGTGAGAGCTGCAAGATAATACTTCCTTGACCAGATAGTATTTTCACGTATATCTTTATTCCTATCCTGCTCGACTTCTACACCCTTTTTATTAAACAGTGTTACAGCCTTGTGTGTGGCAACAATTACCATACCCTTATCAGCATCCTTCTTAGTGAAGATGTTTACACCTGCAACAGTGCCGACATATCCTGTACGAACAAATGATTCGACATACTTCAAATCTTCAGCTAAATTCTTACGAAGTTCAGCCACATCAACCGGACTAACAAATGCAAATGCAAGACTTGCCACCTTTTCCGCCTCATTATCTGTATACTCAATATTCAAACTTGCTACAGCATCTGCAAATGCAGCAAAATTCAACTTTTCAGCCGCTACCGCCATATTTGCCTTCTTGAACTCTGTGTAAATACTCTTATTTACATAATTAAAAAGGTCCGTACCCATATGCCTTACACCAACCGGAACCAACATAGGGTCTGTCATTTCCTGTTCATCAAAGTACTTAAATCTGTTCTGTGCTAACAAAATCTCATATTCCTTTTTAGCATACTTAACTTCAATACTCTTAGTATTACCGTTACCCATTGTAAGGGTCTCTGTTCCGTCAGTAGCAGAATACACATTGATTTGTCTCTTCATACCTGCCGTACCTGTAAGGGAATTATCAACCTTACAAAACTGCTGTAAATCAAGATGTGACTTGTACTGATCCTCTATCTCATTCGATAGATAAAAATTTTCATAAATTGTATGAGCCATTATTCATTACCTCCTGTATCTGTATATAATGATTTGTATTCTTCGGGATTGGTCTTTGAAAATTCATACCTCTCCTTAGGAGACATCTTTTTCAATCCCTCAAGGGTCATACTCTTAGCCTCACCATCACCTGTCGGCTTCGGTGTATTCTTTAAAATATCAGCCTTCAGTTTCTTTTCGACACTAGCTAAATGCTTCTGCTGGTTGGTAAATACAACTTCGGAATTACCATCAATCATAGCCTCTGCCGTTGAATCAGCTAACTCCTCGTCATATCCTAATCCCAGTAGCTTAGCTTTATACTTAGATATATTACTTTCTCTAAGTAAAGCATTATACTTGGCTTCAAGTTCCGCCCTTTCCTCCTGTTCCTTCTGTTTGCTAATTTCATCCTCTGTCATCTTCGCCTTCAACTGTCTTTTAGCCTCAGCTAATTCAGATGCGGTCTTATCAAACAACTTCTTCTTTATATATCCGTCATGATTATCTTCAGCGTCATATGACTCCAATGCTGCAATCTTCTCCTCAGGTGTCATATCAGCATATCCTTCAATCTTAGATACATCTATCTTCATTATTCATTACTCCTTTGTCTTTTTACATCTTCTGTGATATCATCTGTGATTTCCGTCTTCTCTGACATAATTTCTTTTTCCTTAATCATCTGCTCTTCATAGTATTTCATACTCATAGAATAAGCAGACTCCGCATCACTAAACATTCCACTGTGTTGGAAAGCCAACTGTGGATGTATTTTAGGTTCCTGTAACATTGATATAAGAACCTGTGATTTACTCTGTATAGCCTCGTAATTCCTACGGGTGAACTTCATATCAATGTCTCTAAGATGCAGTGTACTGTCTCTTAAATCTTCACATATCCTTAGTACCAGCTTAAGCATCTTCTTTTCAGCTCTCTTAAAGACATTCTCACTGTCCTTTGCTCTTGCTTCAGCATCAGACCAACCGTCTCTAAGTACAACCGCTGCACCTGTATCACTTGTGGATTTACTACCGTTTCTATTCGGCATACCACATATTGTAAGCATTGCATTATAGTAATCGTCTTTAAGTGTCTGTGATTGTGTCTGATTAAGTTCTGTGGTGACTACACCAACATCCGCCGCTTGCCCATCAACTGACTTAACCTTTATTGCACCTAACTCAAGAAACTCTCGGTACTCTTCTTTTGAGATATCGCAATTTATAAACTTGATAAATGCCTGGACCAGCTGTTCTACACCATCCATACGATTACTTGCGACATTATTCATCGCATCCAGTAGCGGTAATACTATCTCAAACGAACCTAATCTTGCATTATTAGCCGGATATTCAATAATAGGGATATCTCCCAGTGCGTGTGTCTGAGCATTTGTTATTAAATCACCGTCAATGGTAAAGTAATTATCCTTTGTGTACACCGAATAATGCTTTACATTATCATCGTCAACATAGTACTTAACCCCCATTAAAGGTTCATTACCTATTTCACTCGAGTAGACTACAAATGTATTTCTTGGGTCTAAGGTATATATCTCAAATGGGGCTTCGTCTAAATCGTCAGAACTGTCAGGTAACACCATTCTAAATGCTGTACCACATATCATTTGCCACTCTACAATCTCCTGGTCTTGAGATACCTTATCTTCAGCAAACATATATTCATTTAAAAGATTTACCTGCTTTACGATATTTTCATCACCACTTCGGCTTACATACTGTATAGGCTCTCCACATAAATAACCAACCTTAAACGATACAATCTCATTTGCTCTGTTTTCCACAATCCTATTGCATATCTCAGGTCTAACTTCTTTTATACGATATCTTATCGGCTGATCACCCTTATAATACTTGTATAAGTAATCAATATCGCCGCTATTCAAATTATGTATATCAAGGGATTTTCTGAGAACTTCCTGCAAATTGTCTTCGGTTATTTCCTTTACACTCATCTTGATAACTCGTCTGCCATTCATTATCTTCGTTTCATTCCTCATACTCCTCCTTTCACACACAATAAAAAGGTGCAAGACTACTTGGAATCTTATGATTCCGTGCAATCTTGCACCTCGTAAGGGAAATAATGTTTATATCATTATAATGGTTACACTATTATAATAGCATAAATATACATAATTATCAATAATAATTCATATTTTACCAAGGTCTGGTAAACACTTCGACCTTAGATGCACTCATACTTTGAGCAAACTCCGCAAGCATAGCCATACCGTCAGGTACATCATCATGCTTGTTCTTACCTGCTATGGTATATGAACATAGCATATTTATCATTCGCCCATAATCTGAATTTTTACGATACATTGACTCATCTTTAAATAAGCAATGTTCTTTTACCCATGCACTGTTTACAATGATTTTGGTCTCTTTATTGGCTGTAGTAAACTTCGTAGTAATATTGGTAATACCACCTCTACTCTTAACATCACTTTGTATCTTTTCCGCAACTCGTCGTCCTGCTGAGTTACTCTCAAACCTACACATTTTAACTTTATTCTTGAGTAATATCTCCGCTAATCTCACATCAACCACATCAGGCAAGCTGTTATCACATATACAATCATCAATATAATAATCATTACCATACACATACGCCACCGGTAAGAACGCATAATCAGTACCTTTGTCTTTAGTATCACATACTCCAATTATAGCATCAGCCTCACCTGGCAATTCAAAGTATCTCCTTAATTCGTCTTCGTGATATACTAATCCCTCTCGCTCTATCGGTTCATTCATGTACAATGCTCTCCAACTCGCATCATCCATTATATCTCTTTGTTCACGATAAAATCTTGTTGTAAAACCCACTCCATAATCGTAATCGAAATTCGATTCATCGTCTTCATTCATAGCCGGTATTACTATAAACATCGCTCGATCTGAATTACCATACTGACTTTCAAGTCTACCTATCACATCATGTACAGACCACCTGGTAGCTATATGTAGCTCCTTACAATGGTTACCTATTTTTCTTTGTCTAAGGTCCGTGGTATAGGTCTCCCATAATTTATCCAATCTCTCCTTAGATAAAGCCACTTCGATACCACTCACCAGGTCGTCACAATAGAGCAAATCGGATGCCCTGTATAATCCTGCATTACCTGTTCCAATTGATGTAAACTCCAATGTCTCAAATCTCTGCCTTTTATCTACATCAATTCTACAATCCTTAGCATTTGTACTTGATACATTTACCATAGGGAACACATCATGCCATAAATATTCACCGTTGGTTTCCAATATTCGCAAACACTCATCATATACACCTCGTATAAAAGCATTAGAATGGCTACCAGTAAGCTTAGGCTCGTTCGGTCTCTTACCTGCAAGCCATGTTAAGAAGAATATAGCAAGTGTGCTTTTCCCTGCTCCGGGTGGCAATGACACAGCAAGTAAATCCAATTTATCATCCGCTAACTCCTGTAAAGCATTTACCACTTGCCTCAATACTTTCCTCCTTGGTGGATAAAACCTTTTATCAGGTTCCCTATCCCACTCTATATACAATATATAGCTTTCAAAATCATAAGGAGCAGCACCAAGTAACACCTTTTTGTGCAGTCCAAACAGCTTCTGCAATAACTCTATATCATCTAACTTCGGTATTACATCCTCTATGGTATCAGATAATTTCTTTAAATATTCAACCGCTAAGTTATTATCTTCACCAATACTTGATAGACACATATGGTATAAATCCTCATACCCTAATATATCTCCAGGATGCCTTTTTATTTTTTCGAAAATTTTTTCAAGTAACTCTCTCATTTTATCCTTTCATCAAAAAAAGCGTTACCACATTGGGATATTCCCTTTGCGATAACGCACTCTATTATTTATCTACTTACCTACTAATCTATTCTTATTGTATCCGTTGTGAATAACTCACTCCAATTTTCATCCATTGCCGATAATTTAAACTCTATATTGCTTTTAGGCTCATTGGAACCTATCATTATCGCCGCATTATATGATTTGTGTGCCTGCATTGTGGACGGAACACCTGTAGCAAACATAACCATTGTATCATCCACTGAAGACTCCATAGGCACTACTGTTATCTCACCATCGGTCTTATTTTCAAATTTAAGATTCATATAATAAAATCCAAAACTCTCACTAATACCTTGATATGTTGCCTTAAAATAATTGTTATCAGCTATAACCATACCTTCAGATTCAGTCTCACTTACACTTGTCTCAACTTGATTGCTTTTAGCTTGATTTACACGCTGTACCGATACACCCTGTGTACTTGTGGTCGTACTATAGATTGAAATAGCTATCACAAATCCTGCGAATATTACAACCAACCATCCTATTACTTGTACAAATAATTTCATAACCAATCCCCCATTACTTTAATATTTTATCTAATCCCAACTCCATACCATGAAACCTTAATGGTGACGGGTAGATATCATCAGTGACTACATATTCATCTGTATTATCAATATCACTTTTTCTAACTATCAATTCATACCCTAACTCTTTTAAGTATTTACGAAAAGTATCAACATACATATGACGACCATTCAATGTCTTATATGCACTGGATTTAGACTTATAACCCAGTCTCACTGATAAATCATCATATGTTATATCGTTTAACATCATTATATGCTTAACAATTTCACATTCATTCATATATTATCCCCTTAGTTATCCACAAGATATCCACATTTCACTTCAAAATCTGTTGGTACGACTACAACCTTATACCCCAGTACCTTAGCCATTGTGGATAACATTGACACAGGTATATCCTTTCTTGATTTTTTCGTGTCAAGTCTATCCCAAATTGCAGCTCTTGTTATACCTAGTTCTCTAGCATACTCAATATTTGAGATATCTCTTTGCTCCATAATGGCTTTTATTATTTCACGACCATTCATATTTACCTCCACATTGATTGTATTATGGTAATGAATTTATGTCAAGTGTTTTCTTGACCTTTTATATTTTTAGGATACTCACCACACTCCCTAGGGCTGTGATGGTGGTAAGCTATCCCCCCCGGGGGGCTATATACAAGGGCTATACATTCCAGGGGACACATCAACGCAATAAAAAAGCCACCTTTTACAGTGGCTTAATATCTCAATATTCGATTTTTATTTCTGCATTTTTGATAATTCAATCAAAATATAAATCGGTAAGGCTATAATAATGCCTATAACTTTGAAAACTGTAATAATTCCATTTCCTACCGCTTGCGATGTCTTCCTATCTCTATACATGATATAAATACCTTACTAATCTTAATATACTGAAAATCTCTTATAACTTGCGACCGTGCTATACTTGTCATATGTCGCCGGGTCTTCTCTTTTCAATCTGCTAGAGTCCAGGCGGCGGGACTCAATCGCCTTATATGTCACCTTGTCCGATCCGTCAACAACTACATCCCTATCACCCATAATGTCCAATATATTGGACTTTATAGCGTCTTGCATTGCCTCTAGTTCCTCAATCAAACGTTTGTTCTCTCTATATTCCTTGCATAACTCATTGAATTTACTAATCATTTTTATACCTCAACTTTCTACATAATACGCGGCACGCTTGCCCATCTCAATATTACAGTTATAATATTCAAACTCATTTACAATTGTATCAAAATCCATATTAGATCTATTACTTACATCAATAGAACTAACCCACATCGAACATATACTAGATTGGCATGGGACAAGTCCAACGACTGCCCCCGCCTGATATGCCTTGCGTGCAACTCTTTTATCCACTCTATGCCACTTTTTACCGTCTTTCATAAACTCAAAATTATACATATATACCCCCTTAAAATCCGCCGTTAAGCTTACAAAATTGATATAGCAATTGCTCAATTTTTCCCTGTCGTTCTTGCCATGATATATAATTATCTTTAAAAATTGCATCCGCCTTCTTTCCGTACTCTGTCGCACCCTCAGCCGGTCGACCCGGTAAATTGCGACCACCTACCACAATTATAACCCCGTAAGCGTTGAAAGCGTCCCAATTGTGAAACATACCCGCATTATATGCGAACCTTGTATAATACGCTAATAAATGATCTAGTACCCCATCACCTACATATACAATATTGCGACCGTAAAATTCTAATGATTTTTTTGTGACTTTAATTAACATATTTTTACCTTCTTTCGTCCTCTATATCTTCACTACATACTAAATCTATAGCATCATCTAATAAGTAACATCTAATTATCACATCCAGGGCATCGGCACCGCTGTATATCTTATCTAGTACATCACTCAAGCTATAGCCGTCATTGTCCAGAGCCTCAGCCAATAACTCAAAATTTTGAGATACCCATAACCTCGATAATTCACTATTACAGGTATATGACTGACTACCCGCCCCCGTCACGCTGTCGCAATCTCTCAATATTTGCTTTAAGTAGTCCGCCAAATCCTGGGAGCTTGCAAATTGTGAACGGTCGATCTCTTCTTTTACATAATTCAAAA